TTTTTTTGTTTTAAAAGCAGCTTCTCTACTATCTGCATATACTTTCTTTATTGATTCTTTTTTAAATCTTGCAAGTGGTAACATCGCCATGACATCCCACTGGTCTGGTGTTATTTCTAGGGCAGGTCCGATTACATGGTCTAATCTGTATCTTTTATAACAAGGTTTTGCCCACCTTAATTTTGCAGTCTTACTTAATATCTCCCATGTAATACGAATCTTATTTTGCATATCATCTGCCTCTTCATCATCTTGAACGATATATTGATATAACTCTTTCAATAATAACACTCTATATCTAGGTGCCAAGTAATGAAAATTTAAACCTGAGAATGAATTAGAGTCTGAATCAATAATCAATGTTACAGGAAATATGTCATAGTAAGGCAATATGTCTCTGTATTTTGGTTGATAGAAATAAGTATAGAAACGACCAGTTAGAATTCTTCTAGTCTTATCTAAAGGTGCAGTTCGCATAAACTCTCTTGCACTAAGTCTTACAGACCTCATTTGTTCTTGATACCATCTGAGAGCTTCTTCTGATCTGACTGCATATTCAGAAGGAGTTTCTTTTATGAGTCTAGATAATATATCTAGATTCTCTTCTCCACGCTCTCTTCTTACTGATGTGTATTTTTCTCGGGTATCGGCCATACCCTTATTTATGCTATTTGTGTTTAGTTTTTCTTGGAATTATTTTGGTTTTATCTTTATGCACCTGAGTAGATGCATGAGGTGGTGTTTTCTTCCTTGCCTTAGGTCTTTTTTCGCCAAAGATTTGCTCCCAGGCTATATCGTATTCGTTGTTAGATATGACTTGTGGTCTTCGTTTACTTCCCTTACCCATAACGAGTGCCATCGTCCTTTTCGATAGGAGCATCGTAATAGTTTTTCAAAGGTGTTTGATTGACTAAGAATATATAAAGCGCTCCTAGAATGAATCCTAACGCCAATATTGTAGACAATAGGCGTCTTCTAATTATACGCTTCTCTCTCTTACTTCTCATTACTTTCTCCTGTAAGATTTTAATTCTGATCTACGAGCATCAAGTTTCTTTTTTCTCTTGATTGCTTGATTACGCTGATTTCTTTTACTGGCAGGTTTTTCATAGTATTCTCTGTCTCGACATTCTTTTACTATGCCTTTTCTGTCACATGCCTTTTTAAATCTTCGTAACATACGGTCGAAAGATTCAACTTGTCTTGTTTTAGGATTTAGTTTCGGTTTTACCATTGTCATAATATATTCTTAAAGATGTGTAGTCGCCCCATACTTTTATAGCAACCTCGCTCTACACCAGATAACACCGCATCAGTTCTTGTTATCTTTTCCCCTACTATGATACCCCCATATCCACGGTCATAGTCAGTTGTAGCAAACACGGACACATATTATACACTACAACTCCCTAATAAAAAACTTACTCAGTAGCAAGTTTTTTAAAGTAATCCATCGCTTCGTCTCCCTCTGAATCACCAACTGTGGAAGATTCTGCTGATGCGATTACAGGTTCGTCTGCTACTGTTTCAGTATTGACATTAGACCAAGGCACTTCTTCAAGGTCTTCAGCAACTGACTCAGCAGTAGATGTGCTTACTTCACCAGATAAACCTAATACTCTATCAAGTTTTTCTTTCAGTTCGTCATATGACTTGAACTGGTCTGGTGCAATAATTGAAGATAAAGGATTCAGCGTAGTATATATATCATTCAGCTGATTTTCATCTTCAAAAAGTGGTGCAGGACTATCAAACTCAGACTTGTCATAGTTCCAATAACCATCAACTTTTCTGATTTTAATTTTGAAGTTTGCACCCTCACCTCTTAGATCAAAAGGATTTATGGCAGCTTCATCTTCAAATGCTGGTGAGATTGCCTCTTTCAACATTTCAAAAATCTTTTTACCATAACGGTACATGAATACCTTTCCTTCGTTCTCAGGATGTTTAGGGTCTGAAACAACATAGATGTTAGACACATAATGAAGTCTACGCTTCTGTTTACGAGCCTGTTCTCTGTTTGCTTCGATGTTAGTGTTCCACAACTGAGTGTTGTATTCACTAACAGGATCATTTTTACCAAGAGTCGTTAAAGACTTCTCGATATACCAACCGCCAGGTCCTTGGAAACCATGGTCGAAGTAAGACACCCATGGCATCTCTTCGTTTTCTGGTGTTGGTAAGAATCTAACTATTGCATAACCATTACCTGATTTATCAAGTTCTGGTTTCCAATATTTATCATCATCGTAGGATTTTTTCTCACCTTGTGTAGGTGATGCAGACTCCATTGCCTGCCTTAATTTATCTAAAGATGTAGACATTGTATTATACTCCTTATCGCATTGTATTGCATTGTATTTGCATTGTATCGCATCTTATTAAAGTTCGGATTCAAAACACGCTGTGCCTAGAACCCACCTATCTTCGATATTTAATCGAGATACTATATCAGTATATTCGATTTTATCGAATCCGTCAATAGAGTTTTTAAAATATAACTCTACATCTGGATAATCCTTATTTATGTGTTCCAGCAATGCAACAAATTGTGCTTGTTGTGGCCTTCCCACACCTGAATTTTCTTCTGTATACACCTTATTATAAGTGTAACAATCATCAGGTCCATAAATGTTCTGTAGATCACCGTATTGTAATGAATCATAACCTGCTAGACATATCTTCTTATGACCATGATGCACTGCATAACCTAATGCATAGATGCCACAAAAAGTGTTCTTGAGCAATTCATTTGTATATATAACTATGTTGTTTGCCTCCGCAGAGGAATATCCAATCATATAAGTTCTCTGTCCTTCGCCTCGATAGTCTTCCCCTTGCACTACAAATCTATCATCCCCCTCGACTCGATTTTCAATCACCTCACCTGGCAATCCGTGTTTCATAATGTCGAACATTTCCATAGGCAGTTCGTTCCATTCTCCGACACAAACAGGGTGTTTCTTGTAGTATTGGTCTGTAATCATTTCGTTTTGTGGGGCGACATCTTGCACGAATAATAAATCAGGTGTATGGTCTCTGTAAACCATATTCATTCCCCACCAGTTGTCTAGTGTTTCTAAATCTAAGTCTTTACGACTTGGTCCGTTTCCTACTAAGTAGAGCATAGTTCTATTAATTTCTTTTTGTATCTGTTCTGATCATAAGATAAGAATGATTTGTATTTGTCTATTCTATGATGCACACCAGGATATACGATGTTCTCTGATATGAGTTTCTTCCAAGATTTACTGTAGTCTGTAATCTCATCTAGTATACACATAGTTTCGAGAGATATTTTTTTACCTAAAAACTGTTTGAGTAAATATGGGTGTTGACCACCTGTGCAAGTGAGAACTTCTTGTATTGTTTTCTTTTCTAATAATTGTTTTACTTCTTGTTCAAACATGTGCGAAAGTTTTTGTCTTCTCTTACGCCAGTCTGTATATCTCTCTTCTGCTTCTCGTTCTAGAAGTTCACCTGCCCAATAATCACCTTGTGATAAGTTTGCAATGTAGAAGTCTATGAGTTTGTCTTTGTATTTTCTTGCCAGTTTAGCAAAGTGAAACTTGTCTTTTCGTTTCATGAACGAAGACAAGTCTGCCTTTACATGACCATTGTATTGCACAAAGTTATAGTTCTCACTATTGAAGTGCAACTTCATCGCAAGATACAATTGATAACTATCATATCCTTCTCGACTTGACATTACTGATTTACTATAATCTTTTTCTTTTTAGGTGTTGCAATGCCACTCACTGCTGTATTGTATGCATTGACTATATCATCGTTAGTCTCTGTCATGAATACATAGTTTTGTATTCTTACATTTGTAGGATTCACGATACCTGTCACTGCTATGCCTTTAGCAAAACCCATTTTGCCGTCTGGACCATTTACGATGATTCTAGGGTCTGATAGTTCAACACCATTTTTATCATCAACTAATTTACCAATATACTCACCACTCATAGTGATTACTGATACTATATCACCTTTCTTCATATTTACTCCTTACTCATGAAAGTTGTCAAAGAACCTCGACTGGCTTTCTGACGATTAATTAATTTTAAACTCTCTGCTTCTGCTTCAAGTTTTTCTCTCAGAGGTACCGATAGTAATCTTTTGGCACCCTCTGGTTCTACATTATTAACTTCACAGACTTTAAGTATTGCACTCATTACATCTGTTCTGTTACCTATTATAAGTCTTTCAACTTGTTCTGTAAACTCTTTTCTTGTTATCATTTTATAAACTCTTTCTCTCTAAACCACAAATTAAAAGCATACTTCTCTCCTTCTAATACAGGAAGACCTGCATGTTGAGATTTGATTTCTCTCTTAGTTGTGTTTGGTTCTACATTCCACCACACAATGACACTGCCTCTTCTAGGTTGAATGTTTACACCTAGATGATTAAAACCAGTTTCACCTCCTTTCGGCACATCTCTTAAATATCCTAAAACAGTAATCAATCTTTGACCACCATTCTTCGTATACTCCTCAGTAGCGACATCATCTGATTCATCAAAACTATCCCAATGATAATCGTATTCTTCGTTTTCTTTGTAATGCACAACTTGAAATGGTTCTGCATTCTTCAATGGCATTCTAACCATTTGTGAAATACGGTCAGCAACACCTTTAATTAAAGGTGATGTATCATGATGCAACCATGTATTTGAACCAGTTCTTTTACTATGTTTCTGACCTTTGCCATCTTTACTTGCAACGGATGATCTTTCCATATTTTGCCATGAATAACGAAGTATCTCTTCGCACTCTTCTTCTGATACAAAGTTATGCACGACTGCAATCATTTGTTTATCGTTATCGTAAATGTGTATCATACGCCGTATAAGTTTTTGTATTGTTGTCTTAGACCAAACAATTCTTCTACATGTTCTTTAGGGTCAGAAACAAATAATTGAAATGTATTCAAACCCTCGACTGCCACAATGGCACATATCTCTTCTATGGGATGACCTGTAAGTTCTTCAACCATAATTGCATAGGCAGTCATTTGTAAATACCATGGTTTTGCCATATACTCTTGTTTTGGTTTTGAACTTGATTTAAAATCTATGATTGCAAGTTGATCGTTGGCTATACCGATACAGTCAACACGACCTGCCATTTGTAATTCATGAGAATACAAAGGTGCTTCGAGAGCAATAGGTATAATATCATCTAAAACAGGTTGAACTGCCTTGAACATTTGTTCTTGTAATATATTATCAAACTCGATAAAGTCTTTTTCTTTTCTGAGATAATCTTCTACATGCTGATGAAACGAGGTGCCTCTTTTTGTTGCCCTCTTTGTTATTTTATTTGCTGTTTCTTCACCAACTCTCTTACGCCAAAGTTTAATGTGTTCTCTTGACTGTAGACCTACAACTGTAGTCACACTAGGATATTTCATATCATCTTCGCCAAGATAATATCTTTTACCCTCGTGATTAACTGTTTTGAGTTTTATGTTTTCTAAATCTGTAAGTTCTAAAAGATTAGTCTTCAATTTTGTCATAATGTATTATACTATTTTTTCTTTTGTAATGCAATGTGTTTCTTAACAACTTCTTTTGTTTTGATATCTCTGATAGATTTGTTTGTATTTAATTTAGAACCAGGGTGTGCATCACCTATCTTCGATAACACTTCTTTGAAACCTGCATCTGTTTTGACTCTATCACCATGACCACCAATAATTTGTGGTGCAGATATCTGTTGTAATAAATGTGGATTGTTTTCTTTGAACTTGTCTAGTTCTTTATAAGACATGAAGTGTTCTTCAAAATCACCTGTCTCTTTGTTTAGGAATTCGTAAGTCGGCATTCTACTATCTCTCTCACTTTCTTTTCACTATACCATAAACTACTAAACAACTCTGTTTTGCCGTCTGACCATTCTACAATATATCTTTTATAACCAAAAGGTCTGTCTGAAAATATCCTTACATCGCCATATGATTCTACTAATACTCTCATGCTACTCCTTGATAACCTTGCCACCAATCTGGTGCAGGTCTTTTCCACTCCCACTTTGCAAACGGTTTTGCCATGTGATAATAATTTCTATAAGCCCTAACTGCATCACCCTCTACAATACAGTCAGGATAATGAGACATTGCCTGAGCAAACTCTGTAAGATCACCGTCAGGTATATTTTTTGGTGGTTGTGCCAGTAATATACCTATCTTTCTAAATGTCTCGTGAACTCTGCCTCTACGAAACTGATACTCTAGTGCCATTTCGTGGAAGTGTTCGTAATGCCATTCATAGTTTGCCTTTGACTGCATAGTCCATGTTGTGC